AGGTCGGCCGCGCGCAGGTCGGCCCAGTTCAGGTCAGCCCGGCTCAGGTCGGCCCCGGACAGATCGGCCCCAGACAGGTTGGCTTTGGATAGGTCGGCCCCGCTCAGGTTGGCTTTGGACAGGTGGGCCCCGACCAGGTTGGCCTCGGACAGATCGGCCTTCAATTCGGTCGCGTCCATTCTTAGTTCTCCTTTCCGTAGGGCTCGCGGCTGTCGACTAGCGCGCGCGGCGTCTGGCGGCGCTCGTATTCGTCGAGCGCCAATTTGCGGAGCCAGGTGCCAACGGACAGGTGAGCATCATCCGCCATTCGCCTGATGCGGTCGAACTCACCGTCATTGAACACTATGGCTGCTTTGTGTGTTCTCATGGTCTCTCTCCTTTCGTCTTCTTTCCCTAACTGTTAATGGACACATTATATACTATTTTATTCCAGGTGTCAATAGGCAATTTGCCACGACACAGAAATTTAACGTTGGCGATGCCGATTTGACATAAGGCCTATCATTTGGTATCATGTCGGATAGCAGGCGCCGTGGGTCGGTTTCTGTGGAAACCTGGCGCTGTCCCAGGCCCGGCGCGAGCCCTTATCTTATATAACAAAAAAAAGTCCAAAATTGCTCGGCAAAAACCGAGCAAATCGGGACAAAATTTTGTTATATATGATAGAGGTATGGAGTGGCGAATCGAAAGGGAGACAGAGAGGACGATCTGGTAGCAGCCGCCGTGGACGGCGACATCGCCGCCCTCGACGAGCTGTTGACCCGCTATCGGCCCAAGGCGCTGGACGCTGCTTGCTCTCTGACCGATTCCCTGGACGACGCCGAGGACCTGGTCCAGGACGCCTACATCAAGGCCTGGCAGGCCATTGACACTCTGGGTCCACCTTTCGCCTTCTGGGCCTGGCTGAAACAGATCGTGCTCAATACCTGGCTCAACAAGATCGGGTCGGCTACTGAGAGTCCCTGGCTGATTCACTACTACGATCCCAAAAATCTGAACCCGGCTCCTACGCTTCTGTCTTTAGATGCGCTGCTGGAGGCCGGCTGGGATCTGGCCGGCCCTGGCGATCCCTTTCAGGCTCTCGTCGACGCCGAGGAGCGGGACGCCGGCCTGGCGCGTCTGGATGACCTGACCTGCCGGGAGCGCTCCTGCTGCGAGATGGTCCTGGCAGGCCATACGACGGAGGAGATCGCCGAGGCCCTGGGTATTTCTGCTTCCAGGGCCCGAGCATATATTGCCAGCGCCCGAATCAAGCTGGCGGGATATTAGGAGGTTCGGATGGAGTTTGGAATTGCTGGTATCAACATCATGCTGCTGGTCCTGGGCGTGGTCGAGGCTGCTAAGCGCCTGGGTGTAAAGGGCAATGGCTCTTTCATCCTGGCTCTGGTACTGGGCTTCGCGTTTGGCGTCTTGTCTTACCTGGCCGAGAACGCTGTGATCCCCGAAGCGGTTATGATCTGGGTCAGCGCTGGCGTATTCGGCGCGGCCTTTGGCCTGGCCGCGACCGGGCTCTACGATTTTTCTAAGAAATTTCAAGAGTAACCCATGGACGCCACCGCTGCCATCATCGTCGCCCTGATCACTGTTCTGTTGTCCGGCGGAGGCGCGTTTCTCTGGCGCGCACAAAATCAAAAGACGAAGGCGGATGCCGCGGCTGTTCTGATAGATAAGGCGCTGGCTTTGACAAATACCTATTCCGGGAGGATCAAGGCTTTGGAACAGAGAGTTTGCGGGCTGGAGAAAACGGTTAAGTGGCTGGAGCAGGAAAACGCGGCCCTTCGCGCCGGTATTGCCCTGCTCCATGAGCAAGTGGTAGGGCTGGGCGGCGATCCGGTCTGGGCGCTGTCCGATCTGAACCCCAAACCAGAATCGGGTCGATTGGATACCCGACGCTGACCTTGCGTGGCGCAACTCGGCCCCACCGCTTATGAAGATCCTACACCGAGAGTTCTTTACCGTTAGCCGCACGGACGAATGGCGGCTGTACGTTGTCGGCGATGTCCACCTGGGCAACAAGGCTTGCGACGAAGCCGCCCTGTTGCGGACGGTGGGCGCTATCGCCTCGGATCCGCGGGCGCTGTGGGTTGGGATGGGCGATTATTGCGACTTTATCAACCTGACCGATCCCAGATTCGACGCCGATAGCCTGGCCAAGTGGATCCGGGTCTCACACCTGGCTGACTTGTCTGCGTGCCAGCGGGACCGGCTCCTAAGCCACCTGGCTCCCATCGCGGATCGGTGCATTGGCCTGGTGGAAGGAAACCACGAACGGGCCATCTTGCGACACTACGAGCGCAACATCTATTCCGAGATCGTGACTGGGATCAAGGCTAAAGCTGGTCTCAAACCCGATGACGTCTTGGGTCTGGGGTACAGCGGTTGGGTCATGCTTCACTTTTATCGCTCAGACGAACGCAGGCGAGGCACCCTCCTCAAGATCCACGTTCACCACGGTCACGCCGGCGGTCGCAAGCTGGGCGGCAAGGCTAATGCCCTCCAGGATCGCCTTTGGACCCACGATGCTGACCTGGTGATTATGAACCACTGTCACGACGAGGTCGCCGCGTCCGTGGCCGTCCAGGCGGTCCGGGGCGACAAGGTTGTGAACGAAGTTCGGAAAGGCGTCTATGGCGGCTCTTTTCTGGGACAGGCCGCTTACGCCGAGGAGCGCGGATATCCGCCTCAGCCGGTAGACCATCCGGTCGTCATCTTGCGGCCCGGGGCGGAGATCCAGCAGGACCGGGTGAAGATCATTGTATGAGCCCTCACGGCGCGGCTCACTCTTGACCGCGCCTGTACCGCCTCTCCTCCTTTCGGGTCGGGGCCGGATCCCGCCGCCGGCCCCGACTCCCGCCCTTGATTTCTGCAATATTAATGAAGGATCATGGCTAACACCGATCAGTATCGAGCTCAAGATTTTATAGACAACATCCCTGGCACCGGCGGCATTATTTCTACGATTGCCCGCCGGGTTGGTTGCTCTTGGAACACCGCCCAAAGGTACATTGAGGCCTACCCAACCATCCAGAAAGCATACCGGGACGAGTGCGAGACCGTGGCCGACGTAGCAGAATTGACCGTCATTAAAGCCATTCAGTCCGGCGACGTCGGTACGGCCAGGTGGTATCTTTCTACGAAAGGCGCAAGCCGCGGCTATTCCGTCAAGCAGGATGTGGACTTGACTTCAGGCGGTGAACCGATTCTTCCCTTCCAACAGATTGTAGCGGCGCTCAAGCGAGCGGACAAGCAACTGACAGGCCATGACGAAGAATGAGCAGATTGACGAGATTGCCAAGTGCTTTCGGTCTCCCGCCTATTTCACGACGAACTACTGCCAGATCTACGATGCCCTGGAGCGGGACTGGATTCCCTTCACTCTCTGGCCCGAACAGGCCGACACGCTGGCCGCTATCCAGGACCACCGGCTGGTTGTCATTCTCAAGGCTCGACAGCTCGGCCTGACCTGGCTCGTCCTGGCCTATTCTCTCTGGCAGGTCCTTTTCCACCCTGCCGCAACTGTTCTCCTTTTTTCCCGACGCGACGACGAGGCGATCTATCTGCTGGACGACCGCCTCAAAGGGATGTATAGCCACTTGCCCGAGTGGATGCGAGAGGATCTGGAAGTGGTCGCAAGCTCTGCCCACGAGTGGGGGCTTTCCAACGGCTCTGTGGCGCGCGCATTTCCGACCAGCGCCGGCGACTCCTACACCGCAACCCTGGCGATTGTAGACGAAGCCGACCTGGTCCCTGACCTGAACCGCCTTATGCGCGCCGTCAAACCGACCATCGACAATGGCGGGCGCATGATCCTCTTGTCCAGATCGGACAAGACCAAGCCAGCCTCGGAGTTCAAGAACATCTACCGGGCGGCGCGGGAAGGGCTGACCGACTGGGTCTCCGTGTTCCTCCCCTGGTATGTCCACCCCAACCGGGACGAGGCCTGGTATGAAGTCCAGCGCCGTGACATCATGCAACGGACCGGCTCTCTGGACGACCTGTACGAACAGTATCCGGCCACCGACACCGAGGCCCTGGCCGCCCGAACACTGGACAAGCGCCTGGCTCCGGCCTGGATCGAACAGTGCTACCAGGACGAACAGCCGGCCCGCTACCACAAGGACGCCCCAGCCCTTCCGGGCCTGCTGATCTACAGGCCGCCCGAGGAAGGCCACCGGTACGTCATCGGCGCCGACCCAGCCGAGGGCAATCCCACCTCCGACGACTCGGCCCTGGAGGTGCTAGACGTCTGGACGGGCGAAGAGGTTGCCTGTCTGGCGGGCAAATACCAACCCAGCACCTTGGCGGCCCACGCCGACGCCATCGGCCAGTGGTACAACAAGGCCTCCATCATGTGCGAGCGCAATAACCACGGCCACGCCGTCCTCCTCTGGCTCAAGGACCATGCCAAATGCTCGATTTTGAACGGCCATGACGGCAAACCCGGGTGGTTGTCCAGTTCTCAAGGAAAGGCGCTGCTCTACAATGCCGCTGCGGATGCGTTTCGAAACTCCGAGGTCACCTTGCACTCATTCAAGACCATGACCCAGTTGCAGGCCATCGAGGGATCCACGCTCCGAGCGCCAGAAGGCGAGCACGACGACTGCGCTGACGCCTTTGCCTTGGCGGTTGTCGGTCGGGTTCAGGCAGGCCGACAGCGGCGGCGAGCCTCCAGCTTTCAGGGGTAAAAGATGGGCGTGCGGATAGTTCGGCCAGAGCGGAAAATCTACCACATCCCCGGCCTCGGGATCGAGACGCGGGAGGCGCTGGCGAGCGGGGCGGCCTGGTGGGAGGTCGCGGGCAAGACGTGCATCGCTGCGTATCAGGCGAAGGGCGCGGCGAGCTATGCGGCGTCGAAAGTCAATCTGGCGAATCCAGGGACATATGATGCGACCGAGGGCGTTGCGCCGACGTGGGATGCGGCAACGGGGTGGACGTTCAACGGTACTGACCAGTACCTAAACACTGGCAGACAGCCAGGGCTTACCGGAACGTGGATATGCCAATTCACCGACGCTACTGGCGGTTCGTTGTGGGGTGCTAGAACGTCGGATTATCGAGTTAATTATGTCATCCCGATCACCAATGATGGTGGAACGCTCAAGGTGACTTATCGGTGCGGATATAAAGATACAGGTGCCTGGATACTAGTGGCACCGGAATTGACCAGCGGGAATCTGGCGGCATCGATTGGAGTTGGTGGATTTCGTAATGGTGTACTCGACGGAATTTTGGGTACGCCGAGCTACCCCCTAACAATTAGCGTATTTCTGGGCGCTATTAACCTTAGTGGTACAGCTGGCATTTTTTTTGGTGGAACTATTATCGCGATTGCAAATTATAACGAGGGACTATCAGCACCGGAAGTCGGGGCATTAGCAACGCGCATGGCATCGCTGTAGACAGCGGCGCTTTAGGATTCTAGGAGGTAGGTATGGCGAGTCAAGGCGAGTTCCTGGTCACAAAAACGGTCAACGACTGCACGACGCTGCTATCGCAACTGGAAGCGGCGAAAACGACGGCGCAGCGCATCAGCCAGCGGATGGTCAGTCTCGGCATTCCAGCGCTGGCTGGGCACGCATGGCCGGAGGGGTACACGCAGTCGGATTTCGTCGCGCTGTACACGGCGCTGTCGGCTCTGCCCGGTTCGATGGTAGCGGATACAACGCGG